AGAACTTAAACAGGTGGACTACCAAGCGTTAATCGACAGTGAGTTGCTTGTTTCTTTTTATGACAAGGTTGGTAAGCATAAAAGTCGTTATGTAATAGGCAAACTAAAAAGCTACGGTGAAACTCGTTACATAGACCATAAAGGAGTTTATTGGGATTCTATTTGTTTTAAAGATGACCTTAGACAAGTTGTTTCAGCTAGTGTGCTAAATAAATTAATATTAGGCGGTTTCGATGTGCAAGACATGTGGTCTTACTCAGAGTCATACAAAGAAGATACGCAAGTTGTTGTTATATTAAAAGGTATCCAAGAGGGGTACACTTTGTGATTTATGACCTAATTAGAGAGCAAAGTACGGCGGAACTGGCTAGAAAATCTGGGCTAGACGAGAAAACCATTTATAAAATAAAGAGAAACCATCCTGCAAAAGCAGACACAATGCTGAAGATATTAAATGCACTGGGGGTTAACCCAGAGGGCAACCCTATTGAAGATGTAAAGAAAGCTATCAAGGAAAGGGAGTATTCTTTATATGTTATAAGCAAGATATCAGGAGTCCCTGTCAGCACCATTGAGAACTTTATTTACTGTGGCAAAGGTTTGCTCTGGCATAACATGGTTGCATTAGGTCAGACGTTAGGTGTGAAGTTCTACAAAGATTTGGAGGAAAGATAATGGAATACCCAAAAATAAAAATACCTAGAGGTTGGCACTTTGTGGCTGTGAAAACTAGCCATATTATTACTAAGAAACCTGTGTATACAATAGCTAAAAAGCATCCCTTGGCAGTATCCGAACCTTCTTATATGAAAGAACCGCCTATGTGGGCAGAGACGCCAGAAATGTTAGTGGAACTGCTACAAAAAGCAATTAATGATATTCAAAAGTACGAAATCATTGATGAAACATTAGAAGAGGAAGAATAATGGTTTACGACATAGAGAATAAAACACGTAGAGAGCTAGTAGAAATACTAGAGGTGGCTCAACAGGAATACAGAGACCTACTACAAAAACATGAAGAACTAGATAATCAGCTTCATTGGGAGCGAGTACATAGGAGTATGGCTGGTAACGAAGAAGTTACTAAGATAGTCAGCCGCTTAGAGGTTATTGATGATACTGGACGTACCTTTATAAAATACCTAAAGGACTATGAGACAGTACGGTTATCCTACCAAGACGGAGGTCGTACATTGAAAGTATTTATTGAGCGTACTCCTGAGTATGATACTAATGAGTACTATGATGAAGAATGTGTTACAACTACAGAGGGTAAGCTATGGATGAAGGTAGAGCCTACTGGTTCTGGAGCGAAGGTAAACAGTACCAAATTATGTTCTGTGAGTATTCACAGGAATGGTCCATTATTTGTAACGATAGAGGACGATAACAATGACTAGAATAGAAACACTAATTGAAAATATTAAACAATGGCACTACGACCGTAATCTTATAGACGGTTCTACAGATAGAGCACAATTTACTAAGTTAATGGAAGAAGTACTGGAACTGCACGAAGCCATTGTCGATGTACACCGTTATAACGATGTTTGGGTAGCAGATGCTATCGGAGACATTATCGTTGTACTGGTTAATATAGCTGAGCGAAATGGTCTACCTATCGTTGAGTGTTTAGACACAGCCTACAATGACATTAGAGATAGAAAAGGTAGAATGGTTGACGGTGTATTTGTGAAGGAAGAATAATGAAAGACCAAACTTATATAGAAAAGGTAGACGTGTACAAGGTGGCTAACGGTCACGTCATTCAAGTTAAACTTGTAGGTGTATCAACAGAGCATACATTTATTTGTGGTAGAGAAGAGAACTTAGCTGAAGCAATCAATGATGCTCTAGCTAAACTACTAGAGGAGAAAATCTAATGGCAGGTAGTGAATATTATGAAGACCCATTCGATGATATATACAACAACAAGCTAAGACAGAAACATGAGCCTGTGAGCTCTGTATCAACTCCTAGGCACTATGACACTGAAGTGCAACCTTGGGACTACATGATACAGATAATGACTCCTGATGAGTTTGAGGGCTTTTTACGTGGTAATGTAATTAAATATGTGTCAAGATACAAAGACAAGAATGGAAAACAAGACATCCTAAAAGCTAAACACTATTTAGAAAAGATGTTGGAGATAATGTAATGCTAACAATTCAAGAGCTGAAAGAACACTTAATCACATTAGATGAGATAACATTGATGGAGGCTCTTGAAGTTTCCTCTGAGGACTTGGTTGAGAACTTCGACCACATCATTGAAGATAACTACTATAAGCTACATGAGCTAGTTATGGGGTATGGTATGGAAGAGGAAGAGGAGGACTTGTACGATGAAAGTCTTGATTAGTATTGTCAATGGTTTCTCTCTTGGTCTTAGACTTGAGAGTGACAATCCTTTAATGATGGTAGTAGAAGAAGATGGAGAGGAGTTCCTTACTGTGGGTTTATTTAAGGGACTCACAATCCACCTTGGTTTCTTAGAGTTTAAGGTGGGAGATTTAGTCCCACCTCAGTTTGAGGATTGATATTACTTGTATATACACTTAGTGTCTTTGATTAAATAGGGGATTTCATCCCCTTAGATAATGATTGTTTCAACACTATTCATCCTGAACAGCTTGTTCAGCCATCACCCTACCTAACAACCTAGACCCCTCTAACACTTGCGGCATTTTACTCCTAATTCCTTGCTGTACACCTGTTTGTCCTGCGACAAACTTCTGACCTGTTCTTGAAGCTAGTGCCGCAGGAACACCAACACCAACCGCTGTGGCTGCCCCCACACCTGCTCCGCCACCAACTAAGAAGCTACCTAGTAATCCAACAGCAGCTATGGATTGAAACCAAGAAGGATTTCGCTGAGATCGTTGAGCGTTAAGTAAAGTTAAGTGCTCATTAATTTCATCAAGTTCAACTTGCAACCTTTGTGTCTCTATACCACGTTGAGCTTTATTTAACTCAAATTCATACTTAGCAGTAGCGCCTTTGAACGCACTTCTAGACTCCTTACGAGCTTCTTCTAGTAGATTCATCTTTTTATTTTTAAGTTTTTTAAGACCTTCAACCTGTGAATTAAGAGCCTCTTTCATCACATCATGTGCATTCTTTTTGATATTTTCACGCATTTTATTCACACGTGAATTTACCTTTTCAGCCTCACTTTGCAGAATACCAACACCCTTACCTGCCGTAGACTCACTTTGTCTACCTAAAACATTAATGTAATCAGAAGGCTCAAACATACCAAACTCACCTGCTTTCTTCTTACTTTTTACAGAGTCTTTAAAACGTATATAGTTAGCCCACGCTTCCTTGTCTGATTTAAACTGTATAGCTTGCTTAGGTGTTAATTTTGATGAAATAGCATTATCAATAGAGTCGACAGCAGTACGAAGAACAGCACGAGACGCATCACCTAATGTAGTATCCGAAAATGAATTAGCCCTCATTGCTAATGCATTACGTGTAGACATTAAATCTTCAGCTTTTATACGACCTTTACTAATGTCTTCAGCAAGACCACTTAACTCTTCTTCAATTAACTTTACTCTTGTCTCATTATTCTTGGTTATTGTTTTCATCTGACTATTAGCAGTTAAACGCTTATTAACATCTGCAAATAAATCACTCAACTTAATAGACAAAACTCTTTCTTTGCCTTTACTATTTTTTTTAACAACTTCAAAACCTGCATCTCTCCACAGCTCATCCATAAGACGATATTGTTCTTGTGGAGTTTTTGCAACTTTAATATCCCTTACCTTTTTAGCCCTAGAGCTACCTCCAATCATTGTTGGAAAGCTAAGATTTAAAGTTTGCTCCCTAAACCCTGCTAACTCCTTCTGTATTTGTTGGTTCATGTTCATAGAGAAATCACTAAATCCTGAAGTTGCACTATCTCTTAAAGACTGAGTGTTAGCTTTTATAACATCTTTAGCATCTGATATATCCTCTCCTATACGCAAGTTATTTTGCCTAAAAGACTCACGCATTTGCTCTTTAGCCTCTCTAAATTTAGTATTAGCCAGTGCAACACCAGAGTTAACATCTCTTTTAATTAAGTCTAAGTTTTGCTTGTAGTTTTGTATACGCTTTTCAATAGGATTGACTATTAAATCTTCTTGATTTCGTATTTTTGTTTTAGCTAAATAAGTAGGAGCTATAATATCACGGTAAAAACCTTGTATTGTACTCTCACCACCTTTTTCAATATCAGCCGCTAAAGTTATAGGAGTAAATACAACATCACCTGTTTCAGGGTTTATTGATTCCAGATCTTTAGTGATGTTTTTACGACTTAACCCCTTCATCATGTAACCAAGGAATCCTGAAGTAGTACCTGCCCATAAAGCTCCTTCTACAGATTTTTCTGTAATAGACTCTAAGCTCTCAGCTTCACCTGCACCATATAAAGCCCCTTCCAATGCAGATCTACCTGTCATACCTAGAACAGTAGTTGGAGCAGATACATAACTTAAAGGATTAGCTACAGCACCACCTATATTTAAAACAGTAGAAGCTATGGGGTTTTCCTCTTTAAATTTAGCTCTGCCCTCATCAACATCCTTTTTAAGGATATCGTAATATTTACTCCAACTTTGCAACCCCTCTCCCTTATCTTGCATAGCAAAGTAAGTTGCACTTACAGCAGTTCCTATTTCATCAGCAAACCCAAAAGTCATACCCTCTAAAAATGTCCTAGCACCGTACAAACTATCCCAATCCCAATAACCTTCAGGGTCTTCTTCTATCTTGGCTTTTTCTGGTAGCTTTGTTAATTTTGAATCAGGAAGATTAAACACAGGAACATCTTGTTGTTCAATAGGTTTAACTTCCTCTTTCTGTGGTTTGTTTTCAGGTAGATTAAATAAACTCATTTATTGCCCCTGTATTTTTAGCATATAGCCTAAAGCGTCAAAACCATATTTATCTTTAGCTTCTTGCTGTAACTTTTTTACTGATTCTGGATTTTCTTTAAACTTCTGATAGTTTTCCATTAAAGCCTGTTTTACATCAGGTTCTAGTTGTTCATTATACATACTTGATAATGTAGATAAAATTTTATTATTAACAGGCTGTTTTAAATTATTTAAATTAAAAGTATAATCTTCAGGTCTATCTTGTATTGCCTTAGACAAACTAACTTCACCGCCAAACATAAACTCTGTATCTAGACCCCTACCTTTGTAAGCTAGTTTTTCTTTATCAAGTTTACTGTTATAAGATTCTACAGCAACACTACCTGCTGTTATAAAAAATTGTTCTAATTGATTTCTTAAAGAATCTGATAAAACACCCTGACCTGTTGTCTTGTCAATAGAAGCGTTAATACTCTGAATTAGACCTGAAGCATTGTTTGCCATATCAATTTCAGACTCTTTAACTACAGACTCTGGATCAATAGTTTTAAAGAACTGAACTTGAGCTGCTAACTCAGATAAACCGCCACCCTGACGAAGTAGTGATAAACCCTGATTGGATGCTGATACTTTGTTTTTCTGTAACTGTACAGATTTATTAGTATTCCATTTATCCTTAATATCTTGCTCTCTACTCTCAACTGTTAGTTTTTGCTCAACTACAGCTTTACGCTCATTTTCTAACTGTTCAGCTTGTTCATCCAAACCTATTTTTTTATAATATGCTATACCAGCTAAGTACTTATTATTTAGTGATGTAGAATTAATTGCTGTTTCTGGTGTTAAACCTTTAAAATAAACATTATTAACGTGATCTGTAGCAATAGAAATTAAAGTTTTATTCTTTTTATCATCTTCTATTTTTGAAAGTTCTTTTAATGCTCTTTCTGGCGATAGTGAACTTATCAATTCTTTTTTAACTTCAGATAAACCTTCCATATTTTCTAATAAGTTATTGATTGTTATCATTTGATCTTCTTCTAGACTTTCTTTATCTTTTGCTTTTTTTAAAGAATCTCTAGCTGCTTCAATAGCTATCTCATTTTTAGTGAGATTTTGTGAAAAAAGAATAGTATTTTGTGCAGACTCTTGCTCCTTCATAGCTAACTGTCTGTTTTGAATATCTATCTGTTGCTCTTGACGTTTTAATCTTAGTCCCTTCTCTCGCAACTGATGAGATCTAGCCCTAGCAAAAGCACTTGAAGAATTAGCTAAGGTATCTGCTGCTTTTAAATAATCATCCGAAGTCTTAACTCCTTTTAAGGCATCGTTTATTTCGTTTTGAGCTTTTTGTTGTTGAATAGCTTGTCTTTCATTAGCGCCCATAGGCATGTTACCAGTAACACCTTGGAACGCATCAGACATACCAGTGTAAGCTTGTACAAGACCAGAGAGCATACCTGCTCCCTGAGAACGTTGTGCCACTTGTTGGTTACGCATTTGTTGGTCAAGTAGACGAGCCGCTTGTGGGCTCATCATAGATAATAGTTGTTCTTTTGCTGTAGGCATTACTTTTCACCTCCACTTGTTAAACCAAGAAGATTAATCAACCCTTCAACTTGTGCTTGACGCATTAGAGCTTCAGCATTTATAGAAGAAGGAATAGCTTGTAGTTGTTGTTGTCCTAAGTTAGCAATAGCTTGTGCTTCTAACTGAGCAGGATTCTGAGCTAAACTTAAACCAGTCATAGCAGGTTGCATAGCAGCTGTTAGTTGTTGCTGAGGAATACCTGCCGCACCTAACATACCTGTAAGATTCTGAATATCCATACCCTGCATCTGTCTAGCACCAGAGATAGCAGATAATGCATCAGCAGACTGTTGTTCTTGTATAGCCTTCTGCATAGCTAGTTGTTCAGGAGTGCCACCATAAGCGTCTGTCTGTACACCTAAGCGTCCTTGAGCTGCTAGTCTATTCTCTAGTCCTAGTTGTGCTCTTTCTTGCTCAGGTTGTCTTAGAGCTTGCATTTGAGACATAAGCTGTTCAGGAGTTACACTGCCAATCATACCTGCTTGTTGTGAAGCCTGTTGCATTAAAGCATCAACAGTGGCTTGAGCATCAGCACCAAGAGTCTGTGTCATACCACTACTATCAAACTGAGCACCACCTGCACCTGTTGTTACAGAGTATGGTCTAAACTCAGCAGCCTCTCCCACTCTTGCACCAATGCCTTGAGCAGCTGTTTCTAGTTGAGAAGGTAGCTGTCTAGCTTGGTCAATACCTTGCTCAGTGATGTAGCCAACACCACCTGCGCCTATAAGCCCAGAGATTAAACCTGCTGTTTGTTCACTACCGATAAGCTGTGTTAAAAAATCTGTGATGTTACTCATCTTATTCTCCTCCACCGTTTACAGTGGTTTCTAATATCTCAATACGTTCTAATGCTTCTTGTAAAGCTGCTGTTAATAATGGCACTAATTTACTTTGGTCAATCGCCTGATAGACAGGAGCACCATCCTCATCTACTGCATCTTTATCACCCACTACAGCCTCAGGAACAATATCCTGAACCTCATGAGCTAAGAAACCATCCACTGTTCTATCAAATCCTGTGAAGTTAAAACGCTTAACAGGGAGTTGTTTAACACGCTCACATGCACCCTCTAACGTTACAATGTTTTCTTTCAATCTGTAGTCTGAAGATGTTGAATAAGTTAAAGTCCCTGAAGCATGATAGATATTACCATAAGTAGCGGTAGCATCTTGGTTTTTAAAAGATATGTAAGTAAACCCTAGATTACCATCAGCACGTCTTTCATCACTACCAATCACTGTTAAGTCTGTGAAGGCAGCTTCAGTTGTAACAGCTAATGTTGTTGTTGCTGTTAACCCTATAACCTCTACACCAAACTCATTAGTTTGAAACTTCTTATCATTATTATGAAATAACTGACAAGAACCACCGTTGTTGAAATTAGCTAGAGTACCGTTGGATGCACCATTAGCATCTACAGTTTGTAAACCAATACCATTACCATTACTTCCTATGTATAAATTACCAGTACCTCTATCATACATGTGTGAATGTACGCCATTATGGAATAAACGTAAGTCATCATCAGCACCTAGAGACAATGTAGCACCATCTACTAAATTAACATCACTGAACGTAGATGTTCCTGTGAATGTAGGAGAGGCTAGAGGTGCTTTATCATTCTGTAGTGTTGTAATATCACTTGCATTACTAGCTACAGATGTCTCTAATGATTCAATAGCAGATGCGTTGATATTAGTTTTAGAGTCTGTGTCATTAATAGCTGTAGCGATATTATTAAATTCTTGTGTAAACTCAGAACCTCTAACAATTTTGTCAGAGCTACCAGAAGGAAGAGAGTCCTTAGCAGCAAAGTTTGTTGTTGTGGTATATGTACTCATTAGTAGATACGTCCTATAGTTGCTTGTATGTTAAATTCTTGTATTGATAATGGAGAAGCATTGATTACACTCTCTAGTCCTACGCTCACTAAGTTACCACACCCGTTAGTGTTGATACGTTTAGCTGTTATCTTACTTGACCCTGCACTAAAGAAACTCTCATTGTATTTAGCTTCATTAAAGTATGCAGATGCTTGAGAGTTAACAGTGAACAGTTGTGTCTTAAAGTCATTAGTGAAGTCATAAGCCCACTTAACACCTACATCCACAATACCTTCTGATATTAATGTAGGGACAATCTTCTTAGGAAACTTAATACGTGAAGGGTCTCCAAAGGATAAAGGATTACTGTAGTAACGCATTACGTATGTATCGTTGTTATCTAAGTAGCCAGAGTATCTGTTAATACCTAACGCATTACCCACTAATAACGTATCATCTTGACGCATAGTGAAACACTTGTGCTTATCTGTAGTCCAAGTAGTGACACGAAACCCACCATTCTCTAACAAACCTTTAGTATCAAAACAGTAGATAAGGTTGTTAGTAGGAAGTAGTAGTAGGTAGAAGCTATCTGTAGGTGAGTATATAGCACGTACAGGCTCTACTTCTTGCTTCCAATATCTCACTAAGTCATCTCTGACATTCTTACTTACATCATTAATAGGGTTAGACTTCTCTTGTATTACACGTCCTAAAGACATAACACCACGAGCAGACAAAAACAATAAGTCATTACCTGTAGCCTGTACAGTGTCTCTAGCTACACAGCCTACACCATTGATAGTGTCAGCTAATGACATTGTAGCAGGGTCTTCAGCACCTTGATAAACAACTATAGAGTTATAACCAAAGATTATAAGAAAGCCATTCCACACTGTTAATGCAGTTACTTTGTCACTACCATCAGCCCACACTTTGTCTAGGTTTATAGAGCCACTACTACCACTAGACCAACCTTCACCAATCAGTAAGTCTGACCAG